GGGTCTCGAACAATGTCAATTGCTCGTCTTAAGCTGTTGTAGACATGATCAGTTGTCTCTGTAGCAGAGTCGCTAATCTTTGCATTACGGAGTGGATTCTTTTCAGTGATATCCAGTCCGTCGTGACCGCCGAAGAGAGGCATTGTGAACCCTTTAACACCGTACTCGATGATGGCGTTGTAGCCCGTGTAGCCGTTGTTGGCTGCAACAGACAAGGAAGTACCAGTTCTTCTCGAACCAGACGTATACGTTGCATCCAGATTGTTGTTAGACCCCGATACATCATCCAGAGAGAACACGAAGGAGTGTTCAAGCTCTAGGACATCAGTCAAGTCATCAGCAAACTGGTTTGACGTCAAAGTCTCTGGTAGGGCACGTGCGATATCTACCTGGCTGGCGTCCCACAGCTTGCTCGTAGATGAGCGGCGCATATCGATACCAAATCGAACTTGGTCCAAGTTAGTACCATCGTCAGTGTTGGCGCTTCTAAGAGCCATTGTAGGCCACTTGAACGTTCCGGTGAAGAATGCCGCTGCAGTGTCTTGAATTTCTTCAAACTGTGTTTTAATCAAAACACTAGACGATGCAGCCAACATTGCAGGGTTGTTCGTAGTGTTATCTCCAACCTTAATAAATGCGTTGTTGTTAGCTAGTGCAGCGAGTGCCGAGCTATCAATCGCCCCAGTGATTGCTCCAGCCGGATAGAACAGTCCCGTTCCGCCGGTTACACCAGGGGTGTATGTGAAGTTAGCTGGCTTTGGAGGTCCAAAGAATCCGAAAGGAAGTAGTTCCGGATCAAGCGAGCCATCACGAAGTGCTTTAGCAATCTCAAGTCTCAAAAATCTTGAGCGATTATCAAATTCGCCGTATTCAATCGAGCGGCGCTGTGACTCAGAAAATGCGTAATACTTGTCACCAATTTTTCTTCCAATAAAGTTAGGAGAATTTGGATTCAAGTTGCAGTTTGAGAATCTTTCAATAACTTGTGGCTTTTTATCAATATCGGCAATGCCTCTGATTGTCACAGTGAACGTGCCGTACTTGTCAGCCAAGTTGCCAGACCTTTTAATGTCTTCGATTGTAACCTTGAGGTTCTTTTGATCCCACTCTCCCGTATTGCGCGAGTGGAACTTGAACAGCTTTGGCATAGCTTCTGCAACAAAGTTGTTTCGATCACCGAGATCCTGGCTGATAACCCACCCAGTGCGAGCAGCTTGGTGCCCAAAGCGACGGTTTGACCAATCAGCCGATCCAGAACCTAGACCTGTGATAACACCAAAGCATTTAGCCGATGTGGTGATTGTGTCGTTCATGTGTCTTTCAAATGTCTCGCCAAGCCAGTAGGACTTCACGACACCAGATTCCGTAATAGTGCTGTTTACCAAAGTAGGATTTGTGTTAAACACCTTTCTGATGTATTTGTCCGACTGAGGGTCAAAGTTGAAAACAGCTTGATCTTGTATAACTCCCGAAGCGTTCTTAATAACGGCTCGGAATTCTGCTCCTGTATCCGCTGTGGATTCAATCAGCACTGAGTTGGAGGCTGTTATTGCTAGCGTTTCTTTATCAGTAAGATCGGCAAGGGCACGCATGTTGCCACTAAGGGCGATCTCACCAGCATCAAGGTAGAAGACCGCAGCTAGTGCCATATCGACATTTGTTGTGACCGATCCACTCTCAACAACCCACAGTCCGTAGGCGCCACCAGCAGAGCTGGGGTCTGTTCCAAGGTCATTGGTTGTTTGCCAGCCGGCTTGACCAGCTGTGGTGGCACTTGAATTTTGTGCCCCGAGTATTCTCAATATGTTAACTGGTCCATTGTTGGCCAACCATGCTTGTGCAGCATATGCAGCATATGTGGGAGCCATGTAGTTACCATCTCTCCAGACATCCCCACTTTTACCACCAGGAATTGGGTTTCCAAAAGTTTCAACAAAATCCGAAAGGGACTCAATTCTTGTTGGTACCATACCGGGTCCTCTTTCAAAAAGCCCGACCACCATTGGTCCTCGGTCCAGGGCTGGACCAGGAAGTTGTGAGTTATCGATTTCCTTTAGGAATATTCCAGGTGATACAAATTTAAATCTTGACGCTGACATCCTATATTTCTCCCTATTGATAGCTATTCTAATAGCATTGTTGTATTCCTAAATAAATAGTAAGGAAGTTGTCTAAAATCCTATTTAATCTCTAAAGCTTAATTTATCAGGCGAGATGTGATCAGGAATGTCTCCGACAACGACGCGCTCTCTTCCAATCTTCACATCAACAAAGTTTTCTCTGTAGATTAATTTGGGCTGATTTTCGTTTTTATCGTCTCCCATCAGGTGCCCAAGTACTTTTATTGAAAGCTGCGTTTCGTATCTCCTCTCCTCTTCGCCTAACTCAAGAATATTTGAGTCTAGATTAAACTCTGGCTGGACAAAAGCTTCATAGCGATGCCCATTTCGTGCCAAGACAAAATAATTAAGACCTCGACCTAGATTTAAAAAGGGCGTTGTTATCTCATTTAACTGCTGTTGATACTCAGTTCTTATTTTGATATTGTACTGTATATCAACATATACAGGCAAAGGCATCGATATCGTTTGATAAACGATTTTTTTATTTTTCCGAGGAAAATTATGTTGCTGCCGAAGCCTAAAAGAGTCTGTATTCGCAA